ATGGAAGAGCAGGCGTATCCTTCACCAGGAGTGCTTGCGTGGATGAAGAGGCAGGACATTCAATCTGAACAACACTGAGGAAAACAATGCTTAGAGCAAGTACTACACAAGTTGTCATTGGCACGCAGATCAACTGGCCGACAGACTCTACAACAGTCGCAGATGTGGTTATCGGTCGCGAAAAGTTTTCGGCTTTTAAAGTAGACGGAAATACCGACACGGAAGACCCGGCATCAGTGTCTCGCGTAGTCAACCTGACAGGATATTCAAGCGTCAGGGTTTATCTGATTACTAAGTCGGCAGCGGTTAATGGCGGAGCTGTGCAGTATCAAGAGTCTCCAGACGGTGTGAACTGGACAGCGGCAGCAAACTTTTCTGCGGGTGCGTTGACGTCAACAGCAGCAGGAACGCAAGTTCGTACATTAAGCAATGTAAAGTACGTGAAGTTTACGATGGCAATAGCGGGCGGCGGGACCGATGAGCTAACCGCAAACGTCGTTGTCTACGCAGTATAGGAGAGCATCATGGCGGCAAGAAGGAAGAAAAAAGCTCGAAAGACAGCAGCGATATCAGCGTTGGGGAAAATTGCGGGGAAAGCAGCAGCAGTTGCAAAAAAGCCGCAGCAAATACAAAGCTTAATTAAGGAAATGAGCATTAAAGAGAAAAAAGCACTTAGACGCCAAATAGAACAAGACCTGCAAAAACAAGATGGGCAGAGTAAAAGTGCTATGACTCAGGCAGTAGTACCCCCAGATGAATTAGCAAAAAGAAAGACAAGAATAGCAAAACAAATGTCTGCATTGATGCCATCAAAACAAAGTATGGATGAAAAAGAAAAAACGTCTGAAGCACTGCAGAGACGGTAAGGAGAGCATCATGGTAAAGGCGTCAGGAAAAAGTCCGTTAGGAAGGTATGCCAAAAAGCAAGAAGCTCGACGCAAAGCTGCAATTGCAGGTGTTGGCGGATTGACGGGCGACATTGTCGGTTTAATACCGGGTGGCGCTCAAGTGGGCGCAGGGATTAAAAAGGCAGCGGGACATTTAGCCGGTGATAAAGACTTGGCTGCGACACCTATCCCTCAAAAGAAGAAAAAAGATCGTGAGCGGGAAGTGGATACGATTTTAGATGGAATAAAAAAACGTAGGTCCGCAGCGGTAAAGGATAAAAAAGAAGAGAAAGACGACAAGTCTTGGATCGTCGAAGGGGACCTATAAGCATGGCAGAGTTTCCCGGCAATATCGGAACAAAGATTCTTGAGTCAGAAACCGACCGAAAGCAGACCCAGGTAGACTGGGACCTGTCGATTGAGTTTCTAGCCGGGAACCAGTGGATGCGCTATGACAGGCGACTCCGCGACTTCCTTTCTGTAAACAATGGTCAGGACGGAAAGGTTACCATTAACCTAATCCTGAACATCTACAGGAACATGCTATCGCGACTGGCTATTGCATATCCGTCAATTGCTGCCATGCCTTCGAGTCCGTCGACTGAAGATATCCTTAAGGCTAAGGCAAGTGAGACAGCACTCCGCTATTACTGGGCAGAAGACGATGTCAAAGAAACCATCGAAAAATCCCTGGAATGGCTACTCACTACCGGGACTACTGCAATACATACGTTCTATGATTCTGGCGAAAAACGAGTCAGAACCGTGGCGCATTCGCCTTACGATCTCGTCTTCGAGCCTAAGATTAACTGCCCAGATGAAGCGCAATGGGTTGCCATCCGTACATTTCACACGAAAACGGCGCTCAAGGAAGCGTTTCCAGACGTCTCGGAGTTCATCGAGAAAGCTCCAGAAACACAATACGATGCGTCTACGTGGGGAGATCACAAGCCAGGAAATAGGCTAGAGCTTTATGAGGTGTACTGGAGGGACGGGCGTCATGCATTTGTCCTTAACAACAAGTACCTTTTTAAAGAAAAAGTAGACATGCCCGTGTTCCCAATACAGGTCATACGGTACACGAAAGTGCCAGGACAGCTGTGGGGACTCGGCCTAATCCGCCCGCTACTTGAGCTGCAAGCCTATTACAACAAGGCGCGCACACAGATGCTTATGAATGTCGAGCTGATGGGTAATCCAAAATGGATTGTTCCAAAGAACAGCGGCATCCCTAAAGGGGCGTTTACGAATCGTCCTGGCGAAGTCATCTACTACAACATTGCAGGTGGTCCACCGCAGCAGCTGCAAGCAGCACCACTTCCTGGCTACGTCATGGACAATGTGCAGCGTATCCACTCAGAGATGGGTGATGTGGCCGGAGTTCACTCCGTGTCGCTCGGACGTAGGGCAGTCGGCATTTCGTCAGGAAAGGCCATAGACGCGCTATCTGAGCGGGATATGAGCCAGTTGCAGATCACCCAGTCCGAAATCGAGCGCGGTGTCAGGCAGATGGCCAAGTGCGTGCTTGCTCAGATGAAGAAGTTTTATAAAGAAAACAAGTTCATGCGAATGATGGACGGGACTGGGAAAGTAGTCTTTCATGAGCTAAAGACAATGGACCTAGTGGAGAACCCAGAGGTTTTCCTCGAAGCAGGCTCTTTGTTTAGGTATGAGTCTGGAGATAGAGACGCAAAGATCGTCGAACTGCTACAGATGGGTCTTATCGATAAAGGAGATGCACTCAAGGAACTCAGCTTCCGTACAGGCAACTCCTATATTACTGAGAAGATGCAATCAATGGCACACGCGCAAGACATTGTGGAACGCGCTGCAAAAGGCTTTGAGGTTGAAATTCTACGCACTGATGATCTCCCTGTATTTAAAGACGTATTCCACAAATACATGCAGAGCGATGCGTTCTACGATCTCCCAATGGAAAGACAAGAGTACATTACGGAAGTGCTCATCAGCATTGAGACGTTCGGTATGCCGGATGAAGCGTTCCAGCAAGCAGCAATGACACGTAAGGTATTCCCTCGTCAGTCACCGCCAGGGCAGGTGGCAGAACAAGCACCGGGAATGCTAGCAGCGTCAGATAGCATGATGGCTCAAGAGCAAATGGCTAGAGAGCAACTGTCGACTGTATCAGACAAGAACACTGTAGACTTGGCGCAAGCTAGGCAGGCGAAAGGGTCTGAAGCCTTAATGTCACCCCAGAAATATGGAGGAACACTGTGAACACTACAGAAGTATACACACTCTTCCAGCAGTACACGGACGAACCAGATGCTACTTGGCTCACAGGTGCAGATATACAGACCTATCTCGATCGCGGATATGATGAGTTCAGACGAATTGTGGTCGAGCTTGACCCCAACATCTACTACGCAAGTGTCACCGTCACTTACTCCACAGAACTCTACGACCTTGGCGGAAACGCCAGTGCAATCCGAATCCTCGGGCCGACGCCGACGACGACGAGGCTTGAGTACTTACTTGGGGTTCACGCGGTAGACAGTGCGGGAGATATCAACTTCTCCTATGAGCTAGTACCGACAAGGCGAGCACTGAATACAGTATCGCAAGCTGCACTTCTAATTGGCACCCAGTTACGTCTGTCAGCAGTAAGGTCGGGGGATGTGCTCATTGAGTACGTGCCAGCAAGCGATATTGACTGGACAGCTGCCAACGCATTCATTGATGATCTAACCATGTACCATGATGTCATCGCACTGCTGGCTTATAAGCAATATGCGATTCGCGATGGTGCAATCAATAACCCATTGTACGAACAGCTACAGCGTCGGACACAAGACCTTGTAGATTACATCGTGCAGCGTAATGGGAACGCAAGTCACTATGTGAGCAAAACACAGCGCACCTACGCAATACGATAGGAGCAGCATGGCTGTACCAGGCAAAGAAGTTGAACTCTTAGGACAGGGCCTGCAAGCAGCCTCGACAATTCCTGGTGCGTTTGCATTAAACATGCTCTGGGAAGATGATGCGTGGCAAGTCCGTAAGGGGTTTGGTCAGGTTACTCAGCTAACCACAACCATGTCTACGAACCCATCGGATCAGGCGTTAGCTACCGATTGGGGATACCAGAAGCACTTAGGGTCACGCCTGATCACTACAGACTTTGGTAATGAGCAAATCGTTTCAGTGTTTTCTGGGTTTGTAAATGTGGCCAATCGTAGAAGTTCAGCCCAGATGTTGAACCTGTATCTGGTTCGCATTGACGATGTGACTGCACGCACAACGCATGAAGAAGTCATCTATCGACACACGTCAGAGAACAATAGAACTGCCATACCTATGCCGTATTGGCATGGCCTGTATGAAACAAATTTTACTCGAGACTATCAAGAATGGGTAGTCGCACAAGACGACTCAATTTTCTTCCAGCAGTACAATGACATCCTGTTCTTTGGGTCTGAGAAGATGGGGACGTATTGCTATCGACCGTCTACGTTTAAAGAGTCTCGGCATAAGTTTATCGATAAGGTACGTCGAAGTAGCTTTGAGCTTGGGTATAGCGAGTCATCTGTAGTTACCCCAGGGTTTGCAGTACCTGGAATCTTTCAGGATGGGTTTGAGTACTACGACAGGTCTACACTTCCAAAGCCAGTAGACGCTACGGTAGTCGATAGGCGCATGGTGTACGCTTCAGGCCGGACATTGTACTTCTCTGATTTTGAGTACCCACGCAGCGTGATGACACAGAATTACGTGGTCATCGGGACTGAAGAAGACATTACTGCAATTGCAGAGCACTCAGACAGCGTCATTGTGTGGACAAAGTCGGAGACGTGGATGTACACGCCATCGGCGGGTGGTGCATTGGCATCTCAAGGAAGGACCACACAGCTGTCATCAAGTGTAGGATGTCTGTCCGCGTCGGCATATGTCTCAGTAGATAACACGTTAATCTGGGCCGACCTCAATGGTGTGCATCAGATGAGCGGCGGATTTGCTGTCCGCGAAATGTCGGAAGACT